TGCTATTGATGAACACTAATAGTTTACCAATATCTAAAGGTGTCACAAACTTTCTGCCTACGTGGATATGTGTACCACATGTTTCAGTATGCCATGATTTGATACGCCCTGTAAAGTCTTTCTTACTCTCACAGAATTTTGACCAATAGTATTTCTGTGCTTTTAAGGTAGCTGGTGCAGTCACAATCTCACCACCATTACGAAGCGATCCGTCATACTTTACCAAAGCGAAGTCTCGCATTGTACTATGTATATCTGATACTACACCTCTAAGGCATATATCATTACGAGCTTCCCATTCACCCTCATATCCTAGTAGCATTTCGTCATCTGTATCACTTGGTAGACTTACCTTGTTAGGTAAAGTATCAAGCACATTGTAATCATAGGCGTATCTACCATAACTTTCTTCATCCTCATCATCATAGTATTCTTCATCATCATAAGGAAAATCATCTTCATGGTAATACATTCCGTCATCCTCATGATATCGGTATGATGCATCAAGACAACCACTGCAAACAAACCTGTCAAGATTTGCACCTTCAATATAGGTTGCCTCATCTTCATGCATATAGGTATCACAATCCATACACTGTCTGAGATCGTAGTCCGTACAACTTTCAGTGATAAGCTTGTATTTAAAAGGTATTATTCTTCTACTTCTTTTACCTTTTTCTACTATATATTCTTCATTAGACGGTGTATCGATTAGATTTATATATAGAAGTTTTGTTTCTTTAATTACTGTATCCATAAGGTTGAAGCAGTCTACTATATCATCATTGTTAAAATATTTTTCTATAGCATTTGAAGATGTATTGAGTATATTTGAATAACGCATAAACTTTAATACATCATAGTACGATTTACCTAATGTAAGACAAGAAGTATTTCGTAGAGTTTTTAGTAGTGTTTGTTTTGTTTCTGTCATAAATAATACCTCATTATTATTATTAAAAATATAGCTAGGATTGTAGCAAATACCGAAGTAATTACAAGTAGCCATTCTGTCGCATTAGAAATAAAGTTTTCTAAGTTAACCTTTTTGTTAAAGAGCATTATGCTCCCTCGTTCATAGTTGACGCTTGTACCTGTAAACATTCTTGATGATTTAAACTAGCATCAGCATATACTGTTATAAATCCTTGCTTCTTATACATAGCATTAAATCGTGAATAGGTTGCGGGGTAAGGCACTCCATTCCTATCTAAATAAGGGGTTTCTGTATTTAGATATTTTGATACGCTTTCGTAAGTAGCTTTTACATTTCCGAATACTTTAGGATAGTCAATAAAACTACCATATAATATATTAACAATTCTACTCATTTTATTTCTCTTTCTTCTATACTTTAGGTATAGAGCCAAATCCTATTTGAAAAGGAGGAAACTAGGATTTAGCTTTATATCTAATTAATTGTTTTGTTATCGTATTCTTGTATTCGTTCCTCAATTCTATCAAGGATAACATCAAGAGGGGTTGGTGTATCGTATCCATGAATTTGTTCTATATAAAAGTTCATAGATTGGAGCAGTATTACTAATTCTTTCCTACTCAGCTTTTTAATATTCAGCTTATCAAATAACATCTTTAGTACCTCACTTTTTTGATCTGTTAGTAGTGTATCAAATTGCTAGATCAATTCAATTTGACACATTGTCACATGTTAGGCACTAGCTAACTTGTTCCAATATTCGTAATCTTTGTGTGCTTTCGCTTTTCTATAAGACACTGCATTTATTAAAGCGTATCTCATTTCCTGATTTGAAGATTTGAATTTCCATTTTTGACCATTCTCAAACCCTCTTTTTAATTTGCCGTTCAAGTCCATATATAAAGTTCTATTTGCCATTTTTTACCCCTTGTTTTATTGTTCTTTCAGTATGACAGAATAATTTTTAAAGTATATGTGCATTCTGTCGCAGTAGTTATTTAAGAATTTTGATAATAATAAAAGATTATTAGTTAATAACTAAGTTGTTATTTATTGGTTATCTCTTTAATTCTGTACTCAGTATCTCACATCTAATTTTTAAATAGTACTTAAGAAATGTAAACAAATGTAAACGTAGTAGTTGTCATATTGTATATATAAAATGACTGAATTACTGCGACAATTCGCTCATGTGACATAAGGTCGCACCTTTTTTTAGGCATGGGGTGGGATACGATTTTCACGCATCTGTATTTCTAGTCTTGATTGTATCACCAATCGATTATTAGTCAATCGGCATATTGTCGCAGACTATCTGATAAGGGGCAGTTGCCCCTTATCGCATACCCTGTGCTATATTGTCGCCCTAGTTGGGTGAGTTATCCACAGTTTACCCACCTTAGCTATTTTGTATAGGTGCGACACTTTAGTTCTTCGGCTGTGTGCGTCAATCTGTCGCATCATTCCTGTTCTTGTTCTGTCTGTTAGTCTAAATTTTTTCTTTTCCATTTTTTTCGTCTCCTTTGTTGATGTTTCCATTATGGCATAAAGCCAAAAAGAAGTATATGCGCGTTTTGACGCAGGGGTTTTTCAGCATATAGGGAGGTATATCGTGATCCTGGAGGCGTGAGGCGTTGACTTTTGGCGTTAGAACTAGACCTATTCCACACCATACCCTCTTTTAAACTACCCCCCACCCCCAAAAAACTAAAGACATGCACATGCACATATGCAGCAGAAAAAATTTTAGCAAAATTTTAGACTTTTTTTTAAAGGACGTTCCCACGTTCCCACGGTTTCACGGGGTGTGCTTATACTTGTCTATATACTCTTTGAGGCTGAGATCTACCCTGTCTGATTTTCGCGTGCCCCCTTCTGAAATAAAGTCAGCCAGTAGAGAAGCAAATTGATTAGGACTAAGCCCATGTGACAATACCAAAAGCAGCCGCAAAATTCTCTTTTTTATTTTTTCTTTGGATATTACTCTATGATGACCCATGCGGTTTACCTTTGGCGAGGGGGCACATCGAGTGAGGGCGATGTTTTAAAGCCCCCTCTATTACAGGAGACTCGTGTGAAACGAGTTATGTAAATGGTACCATGCTAGCCCTTGCTAATTCAAGGGTTAATATGTTATAATTTTTTCATGGCAAAGAACGAAAGAGGGTTGACAGACAAGCAGGAACTTTTCTGCTCTGAATTTATTAAAGATCTAAACGCTATAGCTGCGGCAAAAAGAGCGGGCTATGGTAAGTTATCTGCAGAGCGTAATGCGTATAAATTTTTAAAACATGACATTATACGTAAGAGAATCGAAGAGCTAAAAGAAACATCCTTCAAACGAGCAGCAATTGATGCAGATGATATTCTAAGGCGATTAGTGAGAATCGCAGATAGGACAGAACAAGAGGGCGACTTCAATGCGGCTATTCGTAGTTTAGAGCTACTGGGTAAACACAAAGCACTGTGGACAGATAAGACAGTTAATGAGACTACCATTATGAACGCATTTGCATCGGGTAACTCTGATGAAGATATCGAAAGAGATATTGAACGTCTTACAAGAATCGCGACACCCAAACTTAAAGTTGTATCAGGAGACAAAAAATGATTTTAACACCAAACCTAGAACCGTACACAGGCAAAGAACCCATTGATATTTATTCACAACTAATTTTGTGGGGTGGCCTTGGATTTATCAAATCAGATTAATTTAGCAGACAGAGATGCAGCTACAAGACTAGCTGTCAAACAAGCTCGTGATGACTTGTTATCTTTTGTAATGTTAATGAACCCATCATTTAATGTGGGTCCGCATCACCGTTTACTTTGTGATGAACTCATGGGATTAGAGAAAGGTGAAACAGATAGACTTATGGTCTTTGTTTCTCCGCGTTCATCTAAGTCTTTAATTACATCAACATATTTCCCCGCATGGGCGCTAGGTCGTAATCCTTATTGGCAAGAGATAGCAGTATCTCACTCAGACGATCTAGCTACTAAGTTCGGTAGAACTATTAGAGACATTATAAACACCACAGCATTCACAACTATCTTCCCTAAAGTAAAAATTCGTAAAGATAATAGAGCGGCAAACTCCTGGGCATTAGAAACAGAAGGGAAAGTAGCTGGAAGTTTCTTAGCTGCTGGTTCTGGATCTGGTATTGCAGGTTTTGGTGCCCACCTTGCGGTCATTGATGACCCTATATCAGAGCAAGATGCGTTTTCTAAGACGCGAAGAGACCAGTTGAATGACTGGTATGCTTCAGGTTTGCGTACAAGATTGATGCCAGGTGGAAAAGTTGTGCTAGTTATGACAAGATGGCACGAAAATGACTTGGCGGGGCACTTGTTAAAGCAGCAAGAAGCTTCTCCACTAGCAGATAAGTGGAATGTAGTAAGGATTCCTGCGTTAAATACTGCAGAATCTGCATCTCAACTAGGAACTGCCCGCAAAGATTTGATAGATCAAGGATATTTAGAAAAATCCTACCCAACACCTAAGATTGGTGAATCATTTTGGCCTGCACCTGACAGACCTGCAGGATTTTGTTGGACAACAGACGATATTGTGCGTACAAAAAACAATACTCCGCCTTTTAAGTTTGATGCTTTGTATTTACAAAGCCCATCTT